TCAGACATGTTTCTCGAGCGTAAAGATCACCACGCCATACGGCACGATTTCCGCTACCGCACACTCAAAATCCACCGCACCGTTGGTAAGGCGCACTTTGCCGCCCGGCAGACGCACCACATCAAAAACATCCAGCGTATCGTCAATGCTGATAAACCAGCGGCCGTTGCCAATTTTTTGCGCACGGGTATCCACCAGCCAGCCCGCATTTAGCCCTTCAATAAAATTCAAACTGTCGGTAGACGCTGGCGCGAGACTGCGATCCAGCGACCAGACGCCCGCCTCTTTCAGCTCGCCAGACTCATGGCGAAATTTCGGGATGCTCAGCGCCGCGTCATTTTGCGCGGCGCACGCGGTTGCAGCGGGATACATTTCGCCTTTGCCCGTCGCCAGCCAGCCTAAAGAGACGCCGGTATCCAGCGCACAAGTCACCACTACATCGCCAGGGAAAAACTCACGTCGCACCCAGGTGCTGATGGTGCCGGAGGAGATATCCAGTAAATCTCCCAGCTCTTTTTGCATCTCGAACCCGTACGCATCAAGGATACGGCGCAGCACCGGACGCCCGCCGGTCGACAAAATTTCGTCGTACAGCGCTTTGCCCTTCGGCACCGGTTTATCCGTCAATTTCGTATTTGCAAATTCACCTGTCACCAGCCAGTGCAGGTCTGCGCCGGTGTCGAGTGCGCATTTGACCACCGCTTTATACGACACGCTATCGCGCTGGATCCAGCTGCTGATATTGTTCGCCGGCACATCCAGCGCCTCAGCGAGGGCTTTCTGGCTGGAGACGGAATAGGACGCGGCAATGCGCTCAATCACATCCTGAACACTCATCTTGTTTTCACCCATGGACACCAACATCGAAAAAGTGATTTACATAATCGCATTTGCGATTTATATTGCTGTACATCGACCAAAAAGCACAGCTTCGCAGTACATTTTAAACAACAGGAGATAATGCGATATGTCAGATGCAAAATCAACGCCGTCGCATCCGCAATCCGCTACTCAAATGCGATCCAAACGTGGCTGCCACAGCCGGGTGAGCACTGAGATAACGGCCCGTTTTCCGGCATGCTACGCCGCGACTCGCATAACAAAGTCCGCGCCAGCAAACCAGAAAACATCCTCGGCAATCCATAGCCAGCGCGAATGTCAGAGAGATCAGCAATACGCTGAGCGCATATCGCAGAGCCGACTTAACCGCCACATGTCTGACCTTCACGACACCGCAACATGGCGCAATGCGCAGGTGAATGCCAGCGCTTTGCATGTTGCCTTTACGCAACAGGAAAAGTGCCGTCACGGCGTTAAACGCCCTTTCGGCATGGTGTTACGCTGAATTTGCTTTTGCAAGCCAACACTATCGCAGGAGAGCTTATGGCTATCACATCCCTTGTCGTGCATGTTCCGCTTAGCACATCAGAGCGGCTAAGCGGGCTAAACCATATCGCCGAGCTTCGCGGTCGTTTATGGGGCGATAACTGGAGCGACGTAGCACGCTTTATCGACGATCTGCGCGACCCGCGTGACGAACACGCAGAAGAGAACAACCGGGCGCTGGCGGCCATTTTCTTTCTTGCCCGAGTGCCCGCCGCGCGCCAGGCGCTCAACCCGCACGCATTAACGCTTGATGAGAAGCGGGCGGTGATCGCCGCCATGAACCATTTCCGCGCGGTAGTCAGCCAGTTTCCGAAACGGCTCACCATGCCGCTGTAAACCCTAAATCCACAACCATGACGTCAACCCGTCGGGCATCCCCTTGCCCAAATTCAGGAGCAACACAATGAGAAAACACCCCTTCAATTCACCGAACCACAGCCCGGAAGCGCTCGCGCTCCAGCTTGCGCAAGCGCGCAACAATGAACGTCTGCGCTGCGCCGGCGTTATCTCCGCCCGTCTGGACGCACTGGCCACATTCATCAGTTCGCATCGCCTTGAATGGCATGATGCTGCTGAATTGTTGCGCCAGGAAGCCAGCCACATCGACAACCAGGCGCAGGAGCTGCACTAATGGCCGACGAAATGGATCTCGCCCAGCAACGCGAGATGGAAGAACGCGAGCGGCATATTCAGCATGCACGCAATCGCCTGCTGGCACCCTCAAGGCTGACCTGTGAAAGCTGCGATGCGCCTATCCCGCAAGCGCGGCGCATGGCGCTGCCCGGCGTCACCTGTTGCGTTTGTTGCCAGCAGATCGCCGAACTGAAAGACAAGCACTACAGGAGACGCTAATTGTCTGTCACCTGGGCTTATCCGTGGAATGCGCCGCGTTCAGCTATCTCCAGCCCCTTGCTCACTCACGCTGAGCTGCACCGCCGTAATCGCCATATTGCGGCGGTGTCGCAGGCGCGTCAGGCACTGGCGCTCCAGCCGGAGTGCGTACGCGTTTCACTCACCCGAGCTGCGGATACGATAGAAAAAGAGCACGGTATGGCGCGGGCGGAGGCTTTTCTGTTGCATTTTTATCGCCGCACGCTGCCGAGGCTCAACGCGGTGGCGCAACGCTATCAACTGGATCATTTACAGCCGCGCGTCTCCAGAGCGGTGTTCAACGGCCATTTTGATACAGTTATCCAGCAGGGGCTGGCGCACCGCTTAGTCTCGCTGTTTACCCGCTACAACCAGTTACCGGATATGAACAAAGCTCCTGTCGACAGGCTGGCAGCGGACATCGCCAATTTTATTCGCGGTGAACTGGCAGAGCACGACGACACAAGCGCAACGGAGCTGAAAACGCTGCATCGCTGGTATCTGCACGCAGGCACCATCGCTTTGCAATTCAACGTCACTCCCCCGCACTGGCAGCGAGTAATGCAAAAAGTCGTCAGCACGGAAGATCTCGCCCCGGCGATCATGCGCCTGTTCAGCGAGCAGTGGTGGCGCGGGCATCTGCGCAAAGCCGCCGGGCAGTGGCGCGAACATTTGCACATTGCCCTCGGCAATGTCAGCAAGAAAAAACAGCCCTACGCCAGCGCGCAGTGTGTAACTGCCTGGCGCGAGCAAAAACGGCGTAATCGCGAGTTTCTTAAAAGCATGGAGCTGGAAGATGAAGAGGGAAACCGCATTAGCCTTATTGATAAACACGACGGTTCGGTAGCCAACCCGGCAATCCGTCGCTGTGAGCTGATGACGCGCCTTCGCGGTTTCGAAACCATCTGCCAGAACCTTGGTTACGCAGGCGAGTTTTACACGTTAACCGCTCCCTCGGCCTGGCACGCAACAACGCGCGCGGGCTACCGTAACCGGAAATGGAACGGCGCCAGCCCGGCGCAAACCCAGGCGTATTTCACCACGTTGTGGGCGCGTATCCGCGCGAAGCTGCACCGCAACGGCCTGCGCGTTTTCGGTATTCGCGTGGCAGAGCCGCATCACGACGGCACTCCGCACTGGCACCTGCTGCTGTTTATGCAGCCGCAGGAGGTTGCCCGCGTGCGCGAGATCCTGCGAGATTTCGCCTGCCAGCAAGACCGCCACGAGCTGTCCAGCGCGAAAGCGCAACGGGCACGCTTTCACGCCGAAACCATTGATGCACAAAAAGGCAGCGCGACCGGTTATCTGGCGAAATATATCGCGAAAAATATCGACGGCTATGCGCTGGACGGCGAAACCGACGTTGAGAGCGGCGCATTGCTGAAAGAGAGCGCCTGCGCGGTCTGCGCTTGGGCCGTACGCTGGCGCATCCGCCAGTTTCAGTTTATTGGCGGCGCGCCGGTCACCGTTTACCGCGAGCTACGCAAACTGGTCGATAACGATGCCGCGCGCGGATTAAGCGTGGAGTTTACGCAGGTGCATGAAGCCGCCGATCGCGGCGACTGGGCGGGTTATGTCAACGCGCAAGGCGGGCCGTTCGTCAAACGCGATGCGGTGCAGGTGCGCACTCTTTATGAAGCAGACGGCGATTTTAATCAGTATGGCGAAGAGACGCTGCGCGTACGCGGCGTGTATGACAGCGTAGCTGGAAGCGGATCGCCGCTGCTGACGCGGCTGAAAAAGTGGAAGATCGTGCCAAAGCGCGCGCAGGAAAACGTGCCGGATACCGCCCTTCCTTGGAGTTCTGTCAATAACTGTACGCCCTTCGAGCCCGATCAGCGGTTAAACCGCCGCCAGCGTCGGCAACTTACCGCCTGGCTGCGCAGCGATATTCTGCAGGCGCGCAAACGTACGCCAAAAAGCGTGCGCTGTACTGGCAGGAGTAGCAGGGAAATAGCTGGAAACACCGGGTTTAAAGCGCGAGCAGAAAGCCATAATGGTTTTCTTTATCAGCAACATAGTGATGGGAACAAATAATTATCGCTTCCCATTAATAATCAGCCTATGATACTGTATAAACATACAGTACAAGAAATTCATGAGAGGGATTCATGGTCTCTGAGCGACTAAATCAGACTCAGCACAAGTGGGCATGCGTGCAATTCATTGCCGAGGTGTCTCTGCTGGCTAACTGCAAACCGTCCGATCTGAAACTGGCGCTGAGTCTGATTGCGGACCTGGCCAACAGCGAAAACGCTACCGATGAGGATGAAAACATTTTCTACAAGGCCGAATAGCGCCCCGCCACGACCCTTCCCGGCAGTTAACGCTGCCCTTCTCTCGATGCGCCAGCGGCACTGCTGCCTGGTGCATTCGTGCTGTGCTTTTCTCCCTGCGCCCACCTGTTGTGCCAGCGCTTAACCAGCCCCGAAAGATAGCGTCCATCGCCTGCGGTCAGGAAACTTAACCATGGGGAAAAACCTTCCTGATGGAAAGAGACGCGAACGATGAATGTGAAAACACAACAAGGCGATACCCTCGACCTGCTTTGCCTGCGTTATTACGGGCGCACCGCATCAGTGGTCGAAACAGTGCTCGCCGCCAACCCGGGGCTCGCCGATCTGGGCGTTATTTTGCCTTATGGCACCACGGTCAACCTGCCGGAAGTACAGACGCAAACCATTAAAGAGACGGTGAATCTATGGGGCTGACCATCGAAAAAGTCACCTCATCGCTGGCGTACTGGATAAGCGTGGCGCTGACCTTTTTCGGCGCCATGACACCGCAAGACTTTGCCGCCTATTTTGGCGCGCTGGGTGTTGCCGTCACCGTGGCGGTGAACTGGTACTACCGCCGCAAAAGCTATCTGTTCCTCCAGTCCTGCGCGTCAACCCAGGAGGTGATGAATGGGATTACCCGTAAAACGCTGTAGCGCGGCGGCGGTGCTGGCGCTGGCGGTACTGCTGCCAGATTTCCGCTTACTGAAAACTTCACCGCAGGGGCTGGCACTGATTGCCGATCTTGAAGGTTGTCGCCTGCGCCCTTACCAGTGCAGCGCCGGGGTCTGGACATCCGGCATCGGTCATACCGCAGGCGTCATACCAACGCGCGATATCAGTGAAAAAGAGGCGGCGAGCAACCTTGTCGCCGATGTATTACAGGTTGAGCGCAGACTGGCGCAGTGCGCACCGGTGGCGATGCCGCCGCAGGTGTATGACGCGGTGGTCAGCTTCGCCTTTAACGTTGGCAGCGGCGCGGCTTGCCGCTCGACACTGGTTTATTTCCTTAGCCAAAAGCAGTGGCGCCAGGCCTGCAATCAGCTGCCGCGCTGGGTGTTTATCGACGGTGTACGTAACCAGGGACTGGAAAACCGCCGCCAGCGCGAACGCGCCTGGTGCCTGCAGGGGGCGCAATGAATGCTCGTCTGATCGCCCTGTTGATCGCCTCGCTCGGCCTGCTGTGGCTGGTGCAGCAAAACTACTCGCTGAGCGCCTCGCTGGCGCAATCCCGCCAGCTTACGCGTGAGCAAAACAGCGCCATTACGCAGCTGAAAGCGCAACTGAACGCCGCCACCGCGTTGGCGGACAAAAACCAGCAGGCGCAAGTGGCACTGCGCCTGCAACTGGATGCCGCCAGCACGCAAGCGGTGCGGCGCGAACAATCGATAACGAGGTTACTCAATGAAAATGACGCGTTTCGCCGCTGGTACAGCGCTGAGTTGCCTGATGCTGTGCGCCGGGTGCACCAGCGCCCCGCCTGCCCTTCCGCCGGTCACTGTTTACAACAGTTGCCCGCTGGTCAGCCTGTGCCCGATGCCGGGAAGTAACCCACAAACTAACGGCGATTTGAGCGCCGATATCCGCCGACTGGAGCTTGCGCTGGCACAGTGTGCGCTCCAGGTCGAAACCCTTAAACATTGCCAGGATGAGATCAATGCTAAAACCCAATACGCTACGCACCGCGCTGACTGACGCCGTGCCGGCGCTGCGCGATAACCCCTCAATGCTGCGCCTGTGGGTGGATAAAGGCAGTAACACCGCCACCCTCGCCAGCTCACTCTCTTTTGAAAAACAGTTCAGCCTCAATGTCACCGTCAGCGGTTTTGCCGGTGATATCGATGCGCTGTTCGTACCGGTGATGGCGTGGCTTCGCGCTAACCAGCCCGACATCCTCACTACCGAAGCCGGTCGCAAAGGCAGCTTCAGCTGGTCGCTGGTGACGAACACCGACAACACCCAGGATTTGACGATGGTGCTGCAACTGACCGAGCGCACCAAAGTCACGGAAATCGACGGCGCGCTGCATGCCGAAACACTGCCGGAACCGCTGCCGCCCGCGTTCGTGACCCGCCCGACCGAGCTTTATATCAACGGTGAACTGGTGAGCCGCTGGCCGGCCTGAATCGCCCGGCGTTGTGCCAAAAACCGGACAGCCCTGTCCGTTTTTCAACGCCCGTCACGCATAGGATGATTTCCGTTATGAACAGACAACTCTCGCTTCAGGAACTGTCCCGCTTGCTGCGCAATATGATCCGCACCGGGATAATCGTTGATATCGATCTGAACAGCGGGCGCTGCCGGGTGCAGACCGGCGGCCTCGTAACACAATGGTTGCAGTGGTTAACCCACCGCGCCGGGCATTCACGGAGCTGGTGGGCACCTTCCATCGGCGAACAGGTGTTGCTGCTGGCGGTCGGCGGCGAGCTTGACACCGCGTTCGTGCTGCCGGGAATTTTTTCCGATGACAACCCGGCCCCTTCGGCATCCGCCGACGCCTTGCATGTCGCCTTTCCCGATGGCGCCGTCGTGGAATATGAACCGAGAACCAGCGCGTTAACGGTGAGCGGCATTAAAACCGCCACCATCAGCGCGTCGCAATCCCTTACCGCTACCGTACCCGACGTGCGGGTGACCGCCACGACCCGCATCACGCTGGATACGCCGGAAGTGGTCTGCACCAACAAGCTCATCACCGGCACGCTGGAGGTACAAAAAGGCGGCACGATGAGCGGCAACATTGAGCACAGCGGCGGATCGCTCACTTCCAACGGCAAAGTGTTGCATACCCATAAACACCCCGGCGACAGCGGCGGCACAACAGGAGCGCCTTTATGACAGTTCGTTACAGCGGGTTAAACCGCACCACCGGCAAGCGTCTTACCGACACCGAGCATATTCGCCAGAGCATCAGCGACATTCTGCGCACGCCGATAGGCTCCAGAGTGATGCGCCGCGATTACGGCTCATTGCTGTTTGAGATGATCGACCAGCCGCAGACCCCGGCGCTGACGCTGCAAATTCAGGCCGCCTGTTACATGGCACTGTTGAAATGGGAGCCGCGCATTAGCGTTAGCGCGGTCACCACCGAGCGCCAGTTCGACGGCAAATTACTGGTCAACCTGACCGCGCAACTCGCCAGCACCGGCGAGTCCCTTTCGTTAACCCTTCCAGTGAGTTAAAACCATGCCGATTATCGATCTTAGCCAACTGCCGGCGCCGGATGTGGTCGAGGAGCTTGATTATGAGGCTATCCTCAACGACCGCAAAGCGACGCTGATTTCCCTGTTTCCCGCCGATGAACAAGAAGCGCTGGCGCGCACGCTGGCGCTGGAGTCCGAACCACTGACCAAATTTCTGCAAGAGAACGCCTACCGTGAAGTGATGTGGCGCAGCCGCGTTAACGAAGCGGCCCGCGCGGTGATGCTGGCCTACGCCGCCGGGAAGGATCTGGATGTGATGGCCGCCAACAGCAACACCGCGCGGCTGGTGGTTTCGCCCGCTGACGAGAGCACCATTCCGCCAACGCCGGCGGTGATGGAGTCTGACAAAGATCTGCGTCTGCGCGCGCAGCAGGCGTTTGAAGGGCTAAGCGTCGCCGGGCCGGAAGGCGCTTACGAATACCATGGTCGCAGTGCCGACGGGCGGGTTGCCGATATTTCGGTCATCAGCCCGAACCCGGCGTATATCACCATTTCCGTGCTCTCCCGCGAGGGGGACGGCCGCGCCAGCGATGAGCTGATCGCCATAGTGGATAAAGCCCTGAACGCCGAAGATGTGCGCCCGGTGGGCGACCGTGTGACGGTGCAAAGCGCGGAGATCGTGCCTTACCAGATTAACGCCACGCTCTACTTCTACCCCGGCCCGGAATCGGAACCGATTCGCCAGGCCGCTGAGCAGCAGTTAAAAGCCTATATCAACGCGCAACGGCGTTTAGGGCGCGATATCCGCCAGTCGGCGATTTATGCCGCGCTGCACGTTGAAGGCGTGCAGCGAGTGGAGCTGAGCGCGCCGCAAAGCGATCTGGTGTTGGCGAAAAATCAGGCCTCTTACTGCACCGCCTGGAGCATTAATGCCGGAGGCACCGATGAGTGACGACCGTTTGTTGCCTGTTGGCTCATCCGTTCTTGAGGTGGCAGCGGCAAAAGCGGCGGCAGATATTGAGCGCGTGCCGGTGCCGCTGCGCACGCTGTGGGATCCGCAAACGTGCCCGGCGGAGCTGCTGCCTTACCTGGCATGGGCGCTCTCCGTCGATCGCTGGGACTTTAACTGGCCGGAAGCGACCAAACGCAAAGTGATTGCCGCTTCATTCTTCGTTCATCAACACAAAGGCACGCGCAGCGCGCTACGCCGGGTGGTTGAGCCGCTCGGTTTTCTGATTGAGCTGCGCGAATGGTGGGAGGACAACGCCGAGCCGGGCACCTTTAAACTGGTGATTGGCGTCCAGGAGAATGGCATTACCGAGGAGATGTACCTTGAGCTGGAGCGGCTGATTAATGATGCCAAACCGGCGAGCCGCCACCTGACCGGGTTAAACATCAGCCTGAGCAGCAGCGGCGAGTTTTATGTCGGCGCCGGTTGCTATCTGGGTGAAGAGCTGACCGTTTACCCTTACATGCCGGAAGAGATTGTTGTTGGCGGTGAATATTATCCGGCTTCAGCGGTTCACCTGATTGATGATGTCATCATCACTTAACCACGTAACATCACACCAAACGGGCTGCGGCCCGTTTTTTTTACCCGCCTCGTTGTGCCAGCGGGCAGCCAACCCCGCCTGATAGCGTTCGCCTGTCGCTGAACGGAAAATGTCTTCTGTACTGATTCATCACCCAACAACCTGAGAGTTAACGCATGACTGCAAAATTCTTTGCCATTCTGACCAATCAGGGGGCCGCGAAGCTGGCGAACGCCGCGTCGCTTGGCACAAAGCTTAACCTTACGCAGATGGCGCTCGGCGATGCCAACGGCGTACTGCCCACGCCCGATGCGGCGCAAACTCAACTGATTAATCAGAAGCGAATTGCCCCGCTGAACCGCCTGTCCGTTGATCCAAATAACACCAATCAGATCATTGCCGAACAGGTGATCCCGGAAAACGAAGGCGGCTTCTGGATCCGCGAAATCGGCCTTTACGACGATGACGGCGTGCTGATTGCTATCGCCAACTGCCCGGAAACCTACAAGCCGTTGTTGCAGGAAGGCAGCGGACGCACGCAGACGATTCGCATGGCGCTGATTGTTTCATCGACCGCAGCCGTGACGCTGAAGATTGACCCGTCGGTGGTGCTGGCAACACGTAAATACGTTGATGATAAAGTTATCGAAGTAAAGGCCTATTCAGACGATCTGCTGAAACAGCATGTCGCCGCTTCTAACCCACATACACAATATGCACCGCTTGCCAGCCCGGTATTTAGCGGTGTGCCTACCGTCCCGGATACGCACATCGGCAACTATGGCCGACAAATCGCCAACACAAAGTTTGTTCATGATGTCCTGAATGATGACAACTATATCCTGCCCGTAGGGGGTGTTGTTGCCTGGCCGCAGGCGACGCCGCCATTAGGGTGGTTTACATGTAATGGCGCGGCGTTTGATAAAGCGAAATATCCCAAACTGGCGCTGGCGTATCCATCCGGTGTTCTTCCCGATCTGCGCGGCGAGTTTATTCGCGGCTGGGATAATGGCCGCGGGCTGGATGCCGGACGAGTGCTGCTTTCGGCGCAGGCCGATGAATTGAGAGCACATAACCACCGTTTTGTTAACGAATACGCTACACCGACCATAAGGATTATTGCTTTTACAGATGAAAACAGTGAAAGCGTGGATGGTTCCGTTACTCCTGGCAAGCGGGCATGGACCTATATCTGGATGGAAAACACCGGTGGCGCGGAAACTCGCCCGCATAACATCGCATTTAACTACATCGTGAGGGCTGCATAATGACGCAAGCGACACTGAACCAGAACCTGATTGCCACCGTTGCCGGAGAGCAAACCGTCTATAACTTCGCAGCCGGTACGCGCGAATATCGTTCGACCTCGGTGGAGTATCTGGCTGTCGGCGTTGGTATTCCGGCAAACGCAGCCATCGATGCGCCGCCTGCGTTGAAAAGCGGCTTTGCGGTTTGCCGTAAGGCCGATTCGAGTGGCTGGGAATATGTTGCTGATCACCGCGGCGAAACGGTTTATGACATCGCCAGCGGCAAGCAGACGCAACTGGATAAGCTGGGTGATTACCCGGCAGACGTTACACCGCTTGCGCCAGCGACCGCTTACGATCAATGGGATGGCAGCAAATGGTTGACCGATACAACCGCACAGCAGACAGCGCTTGTCACCGGGGCGGAACAGAAAAAAACGCAGTTACTGAGTGAGGCAAAAAACACTATCAGCCTGTGGCAGACCGAGTTGCAGCTCGACATCATCAGCGATGACGATAAAGCCCGGCTGATTGCCTGGTTGCAGTACATCAAGCTGCTCCAGGCGGTGGATACCGCAACGGCACCGAATATCAACTGGCCGCAACAACCGCAATAACACCAGACGGGCTACGGCCCGTTTTTTTCATTCATAGTTGTCCTGCCCATAAACCAACCCCAACCGATAGCCCTGCCCGATGCGCTCACCGGAAAATAGTGCTCACGTTTCCGACAACTGAGAGTGAACGCATGACCGCGAAATATTATGCCATTCTGACCAATCAAGGTGCGGCGAAGCTGGCAGCAGCCACCGCGCTTGGCACGCAAATCCATATCACGCAAATGGCCGTCGGCGACGGTAATGGCAGCCTGCCAACGCCCGACGCCACACAAACCCAACTGCTTAACCAGAAGCGCATCGGTGCGGTGAACACGCTCACTGTCGATGCGGCCAACGCAAATCAGATCATTGCCGAACAGGTGATCCCGGAAAACGAAGGGGGCTACTGGATCCGCGAAATGGGGCTTTTTGATGACGATGGCGTGCTGATTGCCATTGCCAACTGCCCGGAAACGTACAAGCCGTTGTTACAGGAAGGCAGCGGCCGCACGCAAACCATTCGCATGGCGCTGATTGTCTCGTCAACGGCGGCGGTGACGCTGAAAATCGACCCGTCGGTGGTGCTGGCGACACGCAAATATGTCGACGATAAAGTGATTGAGGTAAAAGCCTATTCCGACGAGCTGATGAAACAGCATGTCGCCGCCAGTAACCCGCATGCGCAATATGCACCGATTGCCAACCCGACATTTACAGGAACACCGAAAGCGCCGACTGCAGCTATAGGGGATAACACCACCCAGCTCGCCACAACGGCATTTGTACAATCCGGATTGAGCGGGAAACAACCTCTTGATGCGACGCTTTCAGACCTGTCCGGAAAGAATGTTGCAAGTCTTATTCAGTACCTGGGGTTAACTGATGTCATTCATCGTTCCGATGACTGGTACAGCCGGGCGCTACAAAATATTTTTAACCTCGCCGACCTGACAGATAAAGCCGGAGCCCGAGGGAATCTCGGACTAGGAGATTCTGCGACAAAAAATATTGGCAACACTGCTAATACAGTTGCTGCTGGCAATGATTCGCGACTCGTTAATGCAATGAATAAACTCGCCAACTTATCAGACTTAACCGACAAAGCCGGAGCAAGGTCAAACCTTGGCCTTGGTTCTGCCTCTCAGAGAGATATCGGGACGGGATTGGGGCAAGTACCTGATATGTCAGCATGGTCAACATCATCCTCCTTGAATGGCTATATGGTACTTCCCAATGGCATTTATGTGCAGTGGTATACAGCAGATTTAACCTCAGGCATGAACGTTATAAATTTCCCGATTCCATTCCCGAATTTTTTCCTTGCTGACGCAGCAATGCCAGGCACGTCTAACCCCGTATGGGGTAACAACGTAACCCGCACAGCCAGAACCTACCAAACGAACTCCACCCACAGGGCGTGTTTTATCGCATTCGGATTATAGGAAAAGAAATATGTATTTATTTTCTAAAGAAACACTGGCGTTTTATCCAGGTGAACATATTGATGTCTATAAGACCGCCGGGACACTTCCGGATGATGTTATCGAAGTTGATAATGAGACCAGGGACAAGTTTAATTTCGCCCCACCAACTGGTAAAAAGCTCGGGGCAGATCAACAAGGAAGACCAACCTGGAGGGAGAAAACGGCGGAAGAGCAGGTGGAAAGCGCACTGTTTCAAAAACAATCGCTGATTGTCCAGGCTAATGAATTCATTAACAACAAACAGTGGCCCGGTAGAGTTATACTTGGGCGGCTGAAGGATGATGAACTTACCCAGTACGGAAGGTGGCTGGACTATATCAATGCACTCGAAGCAATAGACACCGCAACCGCACCAGATATCCCCTGGCCGGAAAAACCGCAATAACAAACAACATCCAACGGGCCCCGGCCCGTTTTTTTTTGTCTACCCTGTTGTTTCATCCCCACGCCAACCCCGACAAATAGCGCGTTAGCGCTGCGTTCTGGAAAATAGCACTCACCCCAACACCACGGAGTTAATCGGATGAGTGACTACCATCATGGCGTTCAGGTCGTCGAAATCAACGACGGCACACGCGTCATTTCCACTGTCTCAACTGCTATCATCGGCATGGTTTGTACGGCCAGCGACGCCGATGCGGCAACCTTTCCATTGAATGAGCCGGTGCTTATCACCAACGTGCAAAGCGCCATCGCCAAAGCGGGCACCAAAGGTACGCTGGCATCGTCTTTACAGGCGATTGCCGATCAGGCGAAACCGGTGATTGTTGTGGTGCGTGTCGCGGAAGGTAGCGGCGACGATGCCCAGGCGCAGACGATTTCCAATATCATCGGCACCACCGATGCAAACGGGAAATACACTGGTCTGAAAGCGCTGCTGACCGCTGAAGCGGTGACCGGCGTGAAACCGCGTATTCTTGGCGTGCCGGGTTACGACACCCTGGAAGTCGCAACCGCGCTGGCCCCCATCTGCCAGAAGCTGCGTGCCTTCGGTTACGTCAGCGCCTGGGGCTGCAAAACCATTTCGGAAGCTATTAAGTACCGTGAGAATTTCAGCCAGCGCGAGCTGATGGTGATTTGGCCGGACTTCCTCGCCTGGGATACCGTCGCTAACGCCAGCGCCACGGCGTACGCCACGGCGCGCGCACTCGGCCTGCGCGCTTATATCGACCAGTCTGTTGGCTGGCACAAAACCCTGTCTAACGTCGGCGTTAACGGCGTGACCGGCATCAGCACCCCGGTGTTCTGGGATCTGCAGGAATCCGGCACCGATGCGGATCTGCTGAACCAGGCTGGCGTCACCACGCTGATTCGTAAAGATGGCTTCCGTTTCTGGGGCAACCGCACCTGCTCGGATGATCCGCTGTTCCTGTTTGAAAACTATACCCGTACCGCGCAGGTAATTGCCGACACCATGGCCGACGCGCATATGTGGGCGGTGGACAAACCGATTACCGCGACGCTTATCCGCGACATCATCGATGGCATTAACGCGAAATTCCGCGAGCTGAAAAGCAACGGTTACATCGTCGATGCGACCTGCTGGTTCGATGAATCCGCGAACGACGCCGAAACCCTGAAAGCCGGGAAACTGTATATCGATTATGACTATACGCCGGTCCCGCCACTGGAAAACCTGACCTTACGCCAGCGCATCACCGATAAGTACCTGGCGAACCTGGTCTCCTCGGTTAACAGCAATTAAGGAGCCTGATAAATGGCAATGCCGCGAAAACTGAAATACATGAACGTGTTCCTCAATGGCTACAGCTACCAGGGTGTCGCCAAATCCATCACGCTGCCAAAGCTGACCCGCAAGCTGGAAAACTACCGCGGTGCTGGCATGAATGGCGTCGCGCCGATTGATATGGGTCTCGATGAAGAGGCGATGTCAATGGAGTGGTCGCTGGGCGGCTTCCCGGATGAAGCTATCTGGGAACTGTATGGCGCCACCAGCGCCGACGCGGTGCCGATCCGCTTCGCCGGTTCTTACCAGCGCGATGACACCGGGGAAACGGTGGCAGTGGAAGTGGTGATGCGTGGTCGCCAGAAAGAGATCGACACTGGCGAAAACAAGCCGGGTGAAGATACGGAATCCAAAATCTCCGTGGTTTGCACCTACTTCAAACTGACCATTGATGGCAAGGAGCTGGTGGAGATCGACACCGTCAACATGGTTGAAAAAGTGAACGGCGTCGACCGTCTCGAACAGCACCGCCGCAATATCGGCCTGTAATGCCCCACCCGGTCAGCCTGGCTGGCCGGGTCTTCCCCCCGCAAAAGCAACGAGGATCGTATGAGCCACGAAACAGATAACGTCATTACCCTGCAAACCCCGATTAAACGCGGCGAGCAGTTGATCAATTCCCTTACGCTGATGAAACCGAACGCCGGTACGCTGCGCGGCCTGAGCCTGGCCGCGGTGGCAAACGCCGAAGTGGACGCGCTGATTAAAGTGCTGCCGCGCATCACCTCCCCTTCACTTACCGAGCAGGAAGTGGGCGCGCTGGATCTGGCCGATATGGTGGCGCTGGCGGGCAAGGTGGTCGGTTTTTTGTCACCAGCTTCGGGACAGTAAATTTTCCGGCCAGGCTGTCGGTTGACGATCTGATGGCGGATATCGCGGTGATCTTCCACTGGCCGCCATCAGAGCTCTACCCCCTGAGTCTGAGCGAACTCATCACCTGGCGCGAAAAAGCGCTGCAGCGAAGCGGAAACACATATGAGTAACAGCGTAAATATCGAGGCCCTGCTCGCTGCTGTTGATCAAGCGAAGCGGCCCTTTCAAACCCTGCAAACGGCGAATGTGTCGCTGTCTGACAGCATAAAAGCAACGGAGAAAAACCTGAGCGGGTTGTATGGTCAACTCGCTCAGGTGGATGGCTTAATGCGGGCGGAAAAAGCCCTTACCTCAGTCAATGTGCGGCTGGAAACGATGCAGCAGCGTACGCAAAAACTGGCGGAACAAGGCCCGCCGACGCGCAGCCACGCCAGTCTTTTGCAGTTCACACAACAGCGTGTCAGCCAGCTGCATCTGCAGCGCCTCAACCTGACGGCGAAAGTCGCCAGGCGGAAAAGCGTGGTTACCGAATCCGGCCTTGACGCTGCGGCGCCACTGGCGGAAAAGCTGCGGCTGAAAAGCCGCATCAGCGACAGTTCGGCGCAGTTGGTAACCCAACAGCAGAGCCTGAAACAGGAAAACCGGCAGCAACGGCAGAAGAAAATCCAGGATGCGCAGCAGAGCATCACAGGGATGGGCGGAAAAGTCGCCAGCCTTGGGAAGGCCAGTATGTCGGTGGCAAACACCGGCTTTAGCCTTGGCAAAAAATTGCTGCAACCGGGTTATGAAGCATCACTGCAAGCGCGCCCTACCGTGCAGCCTGCGCCAACGGGCACCGCTGTCGCCAGCCTCCAGCAGAGCGCCGGAAACCGGGCCCAGCCGATCGCCAACCAGCAACAAAGCGGCGGCGATGCTGCGGCCGTGACGCAAAACAATGCCGGCAACCTTGGCACGGATTTAGCGGCGCTACAGGCAGCTTATCAATCCCTGAGCGTGGACATTTTCGCCACCCAGGAGTCGTCGCTGCGCATGCTGGTACAGACCGCGACTGGTTATCTCGGGCAGCTTCAGCAGTGGGTACAAAACAACCAGGGGCTGGTGCAAAGCTTTGGTCTGATAGCGACGGTGATCGTCGGCGTTGCAGGGGCAATCGGCACTGTTGCAAGCGTGATTGCGCCCGTCTTTACGGGGATCAGCACGCTTATCACCATTGCCACGACATTTGGCAGTGTGTTTACCACCGTTTGTGGTGGGATCATGGCGGTTATCGGCGGACTCACCTGGCCAATTGTTGCCGTGGTGGCTGCCATCGCCGCTGGCGCTGCGCTGATTTATAAATACTGGGAGCCTATTAGCGCCTTTTTTAGCGGCGTGATTGAGGGGATCGTCGCGGCATTTGCCCCCATTGCAGAGATGTTTTCGCCATTACAGCCGGTTTTCGATGCCATCGGCGGTGCACTGCAAACGGTAAAAGAGACCTTTATCGCGCTGCTGACGCCAATCAAGGCCAGCGAGGAGACGCTCACACAATTCGGCAACGTCGGGCAGATTATCGGTAAAGTGCTGGTTACTGCATTCACCTGGCCACTGGCCCTTTTCCGTTCACTGAGCGAGAGCGCGACGGGGTTGCTGGAGACGCTGGGCATTATCGATAAGAAACCCGCACTGGCGCTCAAACCATCGATCGAGCAACCCGCCACAGGAGGGGTATCCAGCTATATCCAGCCCACAAGTTCGCAGCCGGGGTATAACGCCTATCAGATGGCGCGCCCGTCAACCGGCAGCTCTTACCTCGACCAAAGCCGTACGGAATATAACGTCACGCTGCAGGGCGATGTCACGCCGGGCAGCAGCAACGAACGTTACCTGCAGGATCTGTTCCGCCAGGATGCCGATAACCGGCGCAACAACGCGTTATCCCAGTTCAACCCGTAAGGAGAGTTCGCATTATGATGCTGGCATTGGGGCTTTTTGTTTTTATGCGGCAGACGCTGCCATTTCAGAATATGAGCCGTACCTCAGCGTTTAACTGGAAGAACAACGCGCGTGTGGGCAAGCGCGCGGCGTTTCAGTACATCGGTCCAGGGGAGGAAACCATCGAAATTACGGGCGCGCTCTACCCGGAACTCACTGGCGGTGTGCTGTCGCTTGCGGCGGTACGTCTGATGGCCGATCAGGGTCGCTCATGGCCGCTTATTGACGGAACCGGAATGATTTACGGCATGTATGTAATAAGCAGCGTCACCGAAAATGGTTCTGAGTATTACAGCAACGGTTCACCGCGCAAAATCACCTTCACGCTCAAACTTACGCGCGTTGATGAATCGCTGGAGGCCCTGGCGGGCGATCTTCAGGCCCAGGGGGAACAACTGTTCAGGGACCCGACGAAGATACTGGGGAACATGTGATGATTGACGTACTCACCCAGGATTTGGGGCGAACAAGCGTCCCCCTGTTTACGCTGAAGCTAAAGCAGAAACAGCATGATCCGCAGCAAGCGCAAAAACAGCAAGTAAAAGACATAACCTACGATATTGCGCCTCGCCTGATAGCGTTGACCGTCACCGATAATCGCGGGTTTGAAGCCGATACGCTAACGCTAACGCTGGATGATGCCGACGGAAAAATCCAGATGCCGCAGCGCGGTAATGAGGTAAGTGTCGCCATTGGTCGACTGGGAGAACTGCTCACTAATATGGGCACGTTTACCATCGATCAGGTGACACACCGAGGTACGCCGGATCAGGTGGTTATTACCGGCCGCAGCGTCGATTTTCGCGGCAATATGAATAGCCCAAAAGAGTGGTCATGGCATGACACAACACTTGGCGAAGTTGTCAAAGATATCGCCTGGCGTAATTCACTGAGCGCCAGTGTCGCGCCAGCGCTGGCAAATATCAAAATCGCCCATATCGACCAGTCTAATGAGTCCGACATTGGCTTTCTTACCCGGCTGGCAACTCGCAACGGTGCTGAAATCGCCGTGAAATCAGGTACGCTGATTTTCCTTGTTCCGGGCATGTGCGTTCGGGGCGGCAAGGTTGTTCCTTCGGTGACGATTACCCGCAGCGATGGCGACTCACACGAGTTTACCCTTGCCGATCGCGCAGCTTACAGCGGTGTGGTTGCCCACTGGCAAGATACCAGAACGCCAAAAGCGCAGACAAAGCAGGTAAAACTGACGCGCAAAACTGCGACAACCAGCAATGAAAAACAGGAAGCGACCGATTACACCGCTGGATCAAAAGATAATATCTATACCCTGCCGACGACATACTCTTCTAAAGATGAAGCCATGCGGGCGGCAGAGGCACAGTGGCAAGATATCCAGCGCAACGCGGCGAAATTTACGCTCACTCTCGCTCAGGGGCGCACCGATATCTCAGCAGAAAGCCCTGTGTATGTTTCAGGCTTTAAAGATGCGATCAACAACACGCCCTGGGTAATCAAAAAAGTGACACATGGCATCGATAGCAATGGTTTTATTAGCAAACTGGAGCTGGAGGTTCGGGTTGATGGCGTTAAATATGAAGTGCAGGAATAGCGTCAAATGCATTCTTTAACTTGCATTTGCAAGTTAAAAGGATAATATAACTGGCATATACACGAGGGAGAAACCACCATGATGCATTGCCCGGTATGCCAACAAGCGGCGCACGCGCGCTCCAGCCGCTACCTCAGTTCTGAAACCAAAGAGCGCTATCACCAGTGCCAGAATATTCACTGTGGTTGTACGTTTGTCACCCATGAGTCGCTGGCGCGTTACATTGTCCGCCCGCCAGCACTGCAAGTGAGCGCGTCCCCCGCCGGGAAGTAA